AAAAAAGAAAGTATGGGCTAGAAAAGATTTGGTTAATATCAAGCGATAGAGATTGGGACTTACTAATAGATGAAAGTACTGCTAGATTTTCATATGTTACTCGAAAAGAGATAACAATAGATAACTGGAGTGAGCATTACGAAGTACCTCGTGATGAATATATTTCATTTAAATGTTTAACAGGAGATAAAGGAGACAATGTTCCTGGAGTTCCAGGCATAGGGCCAAAGAGAGCTGTAGACCTTATAAAAGAGTATGGAAATGCTCTTAATATATACGACTCTTTACCTATTCCTAGCAAGTATAAATATATACAGAGTTTGAATGAAAGTAAAGATTTAATACTAATAAATTATGAATTAATGGATTTAATTACATATTGCGATGATGCTATCGGAGCCAGTAACTTGGCAGATATTGAAAGGAGAATGATAGGCAATGCCTAAGTACAATATAGAAATTAATTATAATAGAGATAACTATCTTTCAGAGTTTAGTAAGAAAACTCTGGAAGATAGATATATGATCGATGGAGAGCTTTCTCCTCAAGACGCCTTCGCGAGGGCTGCTTGTGCTTTTGCTGATAATACTGCCCATGCACAAAGACTATACGATTATGCTAGTAAACTGTGGTTTATGTTTTCTACGCCTCTACTATCTAATGGGGGCACTAATAGGGGTCTTCCTATTAGCTGTTTCTTGAACTATGTGGACGATAGTAGAGAAGGTATTACAGGACATTATACGGAAAATGCTTTCTTATCTTCGGCCGGTGGCGGGGTCGGAGGATGCTGGAGTGGTGTACGAAGTGTAGGATCTAAAACCTCAGCGGGGTCAGAAAGTACTGGAGTTATTCCATTTCTAAAAGTAGTAGATGCAGAGATGCTAGCATTTTCTCAGGGCGTTACTCGTCGTGGAAGCTACGCAGCATACTTGGATATGTCCCATCCAGAGATAGAAGAATTTCTTGATGTTCGTAAACCTACGGGTGGTGATATCAATAGAAAATCTACTAATCTTCATCATGGTGTAATGATTGGGGACGATTTTATGAAACTTATTGAGGCTGCTACTTTGAATGCAGGTTTTGATGATGCATGGCCATTAATCGATCCACATACTGGGGCAACTAAAAAAGTTGTATCTGCAAAAACTCTATGGGTAAAATTGATTCAAAATCGAGTAGAAACGGGGGAGCCTTATGTAGTTTTTCGAGATACAGTAGATGCTGCGGTACCTGAGTATCAAAAAAATATGGGGCTAAAAGTACATCAGTCAAATCTTTGCTCAGAAATTACATTACCTACGGACAAAGATCGCACAGCAGTGTGCTGTCTATCAAGTGTAAATTTGGAAGAGTTTGATGAATGGAAAAATAATACCCAATTTATTCCTGATCTAGTAAGAATGTTGGATAATGTACTAACCTTCTTTATTGAAACAGCCCCTGATCAGTTATCAAGAGCTGTATACAGTGCTACACAGGAAAGAAGTATAGGTCTTGGGGCCATGGGGTTTCATGCGTATTTACAGCGTCAGAATATTCCTTTTGAGAGTCCGATGGCAAAAGGCAAGAACATGATTATGTTTAAGAGAATTAAGGAGGAAGCAGTACGTGAAACTCAACAGCTTGCTATCGAGCGAGGAGAGTGTCCTGATGGACGAGGCTATGGAGTGCGTAATGCACATCTTATGGCCGTTGCTCCTAACGCCTCTAGCAGTATTATTTGTGGCAACACATCTCCTTCTATTGAGCCTTATCGTGCTAACGCTTTTACTCAAAAGACTAAGAGTGGTAGTAGCTTACTTAAAAACGAATACCTTGAAAATGTTCTTCAAGATATCGGGCAAGATACGGACGAAGTTTGGAAGAGTATAATTACAAATAGTGGATCAGTACAACATCTAGAGTTTCTAGATGATTGGACAAAAGATGTATTTAAGACGGCAGTTGAGATAGACCAAAGATGGGTTATAGACTTAGCTGCAGATAGACAAGAGTTTATTTGTCAAAGTCAATCTTTAAATGTATTTTTCCCCGCTAATGTGTCAAAACAAGAGCTTCATGCCGTTCATATAATGGCATGGAAGAAAAAAGTAAAAACACTTTATTACTTACGAAGTGAAGCGTATAAAAGAGCCGAAAATGTATCCGACGAAGCACTTCGAAAGTATATTTTTGATAGTTTAGATGATGAAGGTTGCTTGGCCTGTGAAGGGTAAGTACTGGATAATTTGGAAATATACAATAGGTAGTTTCTCAGATGAAAAAACAGCAGAGTACGATAATATAGTAGCAGTATTAAGAAGTGCTATTGTAGGTATAAATTTTATGACCTGTTTTTTCATCATGGCAAACGTAGTACACAATTGGTAGGAGAGAAAGAAATGAGTTTACTAGAAGAAAGATCATACTATAAGCCTTTTAATTATCCATGGGCTTTTGAGCATTATAAGACTCAGCAGCATATGCATTGGCTTCCTGACGAAGTTAATTTAGCAGATGATTTAAAAGATTATAGAGAAAAACTAGCTCCAGAGAGCCGGCGATTAATTAATCAAATTTTTAGATTTTTTACTCAGGCAGACGTAGATGTTTGTTGTGGATATGCAACGCATTATTTACCAACATTTAAGCAACCTGAAGTACGCATGATGTTAAGTGCATTCGCTGCTATGGAAGCAGTACATCAAGAAGCCTACTCTCTACTCTTAGAGACTTTAGGCTTTGGGGATGATGAGTACCAAAAGTTTTTTGAGCATAAAGAAATGCTTGATAAGCACGAATACTTAAATAATTTCGGAATGGATACTAATGTCAATATAGCTAAGACTATGGCTATTTACTCTGGATTCACCGAAGGAGTTCAACTATTTAGTAGTTTTGCTATATTATTGAACTTTCCTCGTCATAACCTAATGAAAGGTATGGGACAAATCGTTACATGGTCAATTCGAGATGAAACTCTTCATGTTGAAGGCATGTCTCAACTTTTCCGTACTTTTATTCAAGAAAACCCAGAGCTATGGAATGATGATCTAAAATATGAAATCTATTGTGCGGCAGAACGAACTGTAGATTTGGAGGATGCTTTTATTGATCTATGCTTTGAGGGAGCTATAGTTCCCGGACTTACACCGCAAGAAGTAAAAGACTATATTCGGTATATTGCAGATCGTAGACTCCTGGGTCTCGGTATGAAAAAAATCTTTTCAAGTAAGGACAACCCGCTTCCTTGGCTAGATTATATGCTAAATGGAGTAGAGCACGCTAATTTTTTCGAAAATAGGGCAACTGAGTACTCTAGAGCAAGCACCACGGGTAATTGGCAAGACATTTTTAAATAAGGAAACAAAAAATGACAGAAGAAGTAAAAGATCCAAATGAAGTACAATCAATTAATATTGATGGAACACCTCACGACATTGATAGTTTAACAGAGCTAGCTAAGTTTTATGTGTCTCAACTACAAGATCTGCAGCAGAAACTTGGCAGGCTTAAGTTTGAGGTTACTCAAGTAGAGGTAGCTAATAATGGCTTTATGCAAATGTTGCGTGATGAGATTGCTAATCCAAAACCACCACCTACTGCAGAAGCACCAGTTGAAGTTGTAAAGCAGTAAAAAACTAGGGGGGCAATAGCCCCTCTTTTTTTAGTAAGTACCGTTCCTATATCTACCAAGCGCTGTCGGACTTCCAGCAGTACCATTAATACCCATGTTAAAACCCGCCGCCGCAGCTTCAGTTTCTGCTATTATAATATTATCAAATAGCGCGGGTTGTGATAAAGTACCAAATCCATATTGCTGTGGCCCTGAAAATTTTGCTGCAACGCCCGATAAAGTGTACACAAGCTCATCTTTAAGCGTAGTACTTCCAGCATCGGTTGATTTACAGCGTATAGTATCGCCCTCTCTAATAACTTGAATCACAGTACCAGGTAAAGGTGAGAAAGTATTCCAGTTGGCATTACTGTTTTGTAAAACTATTTTATTAGGATCTACAGATGTTTTCAAAGTTGCGCTATCAGACTGAAAATAATTATACATTATAGACCATGAAGCTTGCGCCCCCACTAAAAGATTTTGCATTCTTAGCGCACTAATAGTATATTCATTACCTACAGTTCCATAAGTTCCTGCAGTATCTTTAAAATATGCAACTACTATTGATAATACATCATTATCACCCACCGTTGTTACTTCTGCTTGTATGAAAAAATTGTCTTGAGCTTGCGAAGAAGGGGATACAAAACCTACATAAGTATTACTATTAAGTACACACTTTATCCCTACATTATCAGAGTCTTTTGCCCAATTATTATTACCAGTTTCTACTGTACTCGCGGGGAAGTTCCCACTAGTATTATGAGAAAATCTTTGCCAGTTATCAAAAATATCAGTAGTAGCTGCTGCCGTTAAAGCGCCTCCTGCATAGAAATAATCGGGGCTTGATAAAGCATTTCTTATATCAGGATCGTTCAAACTAACCGTAGTACCTGATACTCCTCCCACTATTAAATGTAAATTAGCTAAGGATAAATTAGTTTTTGGTAATATTGCCATTTTCTAGTTCCTCTACTCTTGCTTTTAGTTCTTTTATTGCTTCAATTAATAAAGGTATTAGTGCCTCATACCTTACCCCAAGAGTTCCATCTTTTCTAGTAGCTACAGCTTCTGGTACCACTGCTTGCACCTCTTGAGCAATTACACCTACATCTTTTTTACGTACAAAGTATCCATCTTCCCCGCCCTTAGATTCTATTACGGAGTCTATCCAGTTGAAATCAACTCCTCTTAATGTATTTACTTTATCTAAAGAATTTTGAATGGGTGTTATATCTGTCTTTAAAGTTTGATCAGATGTATAGTATGCTATAACATTGCCCTGGCCTCTAATGTCTCCCACAGTTTCTAGGTCGCCTTCATGACTAACTTTTAACTTCCAATTGAGAAAACTAGGTGTAACCGCTCCATCGTGTATAAAGAAGTTTGCTGTATTTCCCGCACTGGCCGTGCCCCCATTATTTAAAACATTATATATATCTAACTCAGAATTAATAGTGATAGTAGGCCTATTAGTTACTGTGGTGTCATCATTCATAGAGAACGTACAATTTGTATCTTCTAATGCATTTCCATTTAAGTCAAGAGTTCCTCCAAGCTGAGGAGTAGTATCCTGTAATAAAGATGTAAATGTTTCAGACGTTAAATAACTACTTAAGTCAGCAGGAGTAAAAGTAAATACGCCCGTACTATTATTGTACGATAAGGCACCTGACGCGCTAGCAGCATTTGTGGATACACTAAATGCAGTTAAGTCTACGCCCGCACTACCTATGTCAGCAGGAGTAAAAGTAAATACGCCCGTACTATTATTGTACGATAAGGAGCCTCCGCCATTAGCGGCTGCATTTGTGGATACACTAAGGTTAGTTAACTCTATTCCTCCTCCTGCACTACTTAAGTCAGCAGGAGTAAAAGTAAATACGCCCGTACTATTATTGTACGCTAAGGAGCCTCCGCCATTAGCGGCTGCGTCTGTGCCAATGCTGATACTATCCAGTGCCAGTATAGATGTATCTCCAGCTAAAGCTGTTGTACTCGTAGTTCCTAGTTGTAATAAAGCAGTATCTCCAGCTAAAGCTGTTGTACTCGTAGTTCCTAGTTGTAATAAAGCAGTATCTCCAGCTAAAGCTGTTCCAGCCGTAGTTCCTAGTTGTAAGTTAGGAGTAAGATCACTTATCTGACTTTCAGTAATTGATAATGCTGCTTCATGTTGAGTAACACTGCTTTCAGTGATATTAGCATCCGGGACATCCGCCCATGTAACTGCTGCTGTTAAATCGTTTACTTCTGCAGTTCCAGCGGCGGGGGCAAAAGTAAATACACCATTAGCATCATTGTACGCTAAAGAGCCACCACCACTACCAGCTACAGTAGTAACACTTATATCGTCAAGTTTTATAAAACTACTTGCATCATGAGTTTTTGTTACATTATACGTCTTTGTACGATTTTTTGTTGAATTTGAAGGATCATTTCCGTCTACAACTTCCACATCAAATTGTAGGGTAGAAGCATCATAAGCAGGATCTGTTAAAGTAAAACTACGGGTTACTGTTACTCCACCCGCAGTACCGACAGTATCTTCC